CAGGAGTAGGTCTTATCCTTGTGTCACACCTCAGAAGAGTTGATGGTAATCGCGGTCACGAGAATGGTATTGAGACAGGACTCAATCATCTACGTGGCTCTCAGAGTATCGCCCAGCTATCTGACTGCGTGATTTCTCTTGAACGTAACCAACAAGCAGAAGATCCTATTGAAGCCAGCACAACAAAGGTAAGGGTCTTGAAGTCTAGATATACAGGAGATGTCGGCTTGGCTACCCATTTGTTTTATGACAAAGACAGTGGTAGACTCAGCGAGATCGCTATGGAAATAGAAGAACAGGATGAGCTTGAGTTATGAAGAGCATAGTATTTGATATTGAGGCTGACAGTCTAGAGCCTACAAAGATTTGGTGTATTGCCGCAGTTGATCCTGACTCTGGTGAAACTAAAACTTTTGGGCCTACTGAGATTGTTAATGGTCTTGCATTTCTTACGACTGCTGAGAAGCTGATAGGCCATAACATTATTGGTTATGATCTCCCAGCCATAAAGAAGATACATAACATAGACCTAACAGAAGGGCGAGCAATTGTTGATACCCTTGTTTTGTCCCGCTTGTTTAATCCTACACGAGAGGGCGGTCACAGCCTTGAGTCTTGGGGCTATCGCATCGGCTTACAGAAAATAGATCATACAGAGTTTGGAGAATACTCTCCAGAAATGTTGAACTATTGTAGGAATGATGCAGTTCTTAACGCTAAGATGTTTAACAATCTTAAAACAGAATCTCGTGGCTTCAGTCGCCAATCAGTTGTATTAGAACACGAGACATTAAAAATTATTGCAGACCAAAGAGAGCGTGGTTTTCTTCTTGATGTTAAATCTGCAAGCTTACTTGAGGCTGGATTAACTGATCGACTTAAAGAAGTAGAGCGTGAGGTTCAAAAGACTTTCAGACCTAAGCAACTCAAAACTGTTTTACTTCCTTTCTTTACAAAGACAGGTGCGCTTTCTAAGATGGGCCAGATAGAAGGCTCAACAAAGAAGAGCAGACTAACGCAAGAAGAGTATGAGGATGTTGCCACTAAGCGCAAAGCTATTCGCACTGAGGAAGTTCCCTTTAACTTGGGGTCACGTAAACAGATTGGTGAGTATCTAATTGACTTTGGCTGGAAGCCTAAGAAGTTCACACCCACTGGTCAGCCTATCGTCGATGAATCAACACTCAGTAAAATTAAAAATATACCTGAAGCTACCCTGATTGCTGAATACCTTCTCCTTCAGAAACGTATAGCACAGGTAGCCTCATGGCTAAAAGCAACCCATGAAGATGAGCGTGTACGCGGCTTTGTAAATCCTAATGGTACTATCACAGGCCGCATGACACACAACAGTCCTAATATGGCACAGGTTCCTAGTGTAGTAGCACCTTATGGTAAGGAGTGTCGAGCTTGTTGGACTGTAGCAGAGGGCTACAAGTTAATAGGTATTGATGCTAGTGGTCTTGAGTTGCGGATGCTTGCACACTATATGAAAGATGAGGACTTCAAAAATGAAATACTCCACGGAGACATACACTCAGCTAACCAAAAGCTTGCAGGACTTGAATCAAGAAATCAGGCGAAAACATTTATCTATGCACTCTTATACGGAGCAGGAGATGAGAAACTTGGTAGTGTGGTCAGAGGAAGTAAGCGCGATGGTGCGAAACTTAGAAAGCGTTTCTTCGATAATCTCCCTGCATTTAAACATCTTAAAGACGCAGTTGGACGAGCGGCTTCAAAAGGATTCTTAAAGGGATTGGATGGCCGCAAGCTTTATGTTCGCTCTGAACACGCCGCACTGAATACGTTATTACAAAGTGCAGGTGCTATCGTAATGAAACACGCTATGATAAACTTACACCGTGATATAAAACTTAATACTCTTGATGCACACTTTGTTTGCAATGTCCATGACGAATGGCAAATAGAAGCCTTAGAAAAACAAGCTGACTTTGTGGGTCAGTTAGGCGTAGATGCTATTCGCAGAACGGGAGAAGAGCTTGAGCTTTTCTGTGAGCTTGATGGTGAGTATAAGATAGGAGACAACTGGAGTGAAACACACTAAGAAAAATAAATTTGCTGAAGAACTTTTTGATGCTTATGATGATGGCCCTGAGACATATAGAATAATAAATGGTAAACCGTGTGTCTATTGGACTGAAGGCAAGTGGATTTCTAAAGAGGGGGTAGAATTAGATGAAGACCGTGATTCACGAACCAAACAGGATCGGTGATTTAGCAGAACACTATGCCATTACATGGTTATGGGACAACGGCTATCATGTGTTCAAGAACTGTGGATGTACAGGGCCAATAGATATTGTTGCTCTAAACCCAGAGGGTGAGGTCACTTTGATAGATGTTAAGTCTTATAAAGACGGCAGGCTCTCTGCAAAGACTCCACTTCAAAAAGAACTTGGTGTGCAGTACCTCCACTACAATTCACGTACACGTAAGTGTCGCTTCGTAAGGCATAGAAAATGAAACTTGACACATTAGTTGACGATATATATGGACAGCTTGGTAAGTTATTTGAAGGGGAAGCATTTAATTTATCAGATGAAGATCTGGACATGACCGCATCACGTATCAAAGATTCCCTTCGGGCTTGGGCTAGACCTTCAGAAAGAAACTCAGAGTTTATCTTACGTATGTCTAATGTTGGTCGGCCTGTTAGACAGCTTTGGTATGAGCAGAATATACCTACAGAAAGCACAACACCTCATCCATCTTTACAGATAAAGTTTCTTTACGGTCACATTCTAGAAGAAATTCTTTTGATGCTTGTACGTGCCGCAGGACATGATGTTACTGATGAGCAAAAAGAAATTACAGTCAAAGGTATTAAAGGCCATATTGATTGTAAGATTGATGGTGAAGTAGTTGATGTAAAGACTGCATCTAAGTTTGCATTTAATAAATTCCGTGATGGTCGCCTAGCTGAAGACGATCCTTTCGGATATATGTCACAGCTTGCAGGCTATGAGGAGGCTGAGAAATCCTCTGAGGGCGGCTTCCTTGTTATTAACAAAGAGAGTGGGGAGCTATGTCTTTATCGCCCAGAAGAGCTTGACAAGCCTGCTATCAATAGACAAATACAAGATGTAAAGAAAGCCTTGAAGTTGGCTACGCCCCCACCACGGTGCTATGAGTCTGTACCAGAAGGCAAGAAAGGCAACATGAAACTACACCGTAACTGTAATTACTGTGCTTATAAATTTGAATGCTACAAAGATGCTAACAATGGTACAGGGCTTAGAGTTTTTAAATATTCTAATGGGCCGACGTATCTGACCCATGTAGAAGTTGCACCAAGAACTGAGGAGATATTAAATGAATCGACGCCTTTCTAAAAAAATAAATCAAAAAACAATTGACATTTTTTTTGAATGGCTCAGTAGTGTTATATCGGAAGAGGAGGCCAACAAGCTTTTAAGAAAAAACTACAAAAATTATGTACCCGACAACGCTTACTATTATGCACAGGGAACACATAAAAATTCTTTGTTCACCCCTCGATGGATAAAAAGAAATTTAAAAAGAAAGTTACGACAGTACCCTCAGAAAAAGCTAGACAGCTATACTGTTGATGATTTAAAATGATGGGGCTGACAGTAGAGGCGTTAATTTTTTTCTGCGCCAAACAACTGGCAGACGAAGAAACAATAGACGAAGATCTCTTGCTTGAGCTATATGCTATATTAAAAATTTACTTTGAAGGGACACCTACAATACATTGAAACCAAAAATAAAAAAAGGTTATAGGAAAGCTCGTGTGAAACGGCCTGTCGATAAAGCACCTGTTCGTGGCTATGATTCTAATTGGGAGTATGAGCTACACTCAGGCATCCTCAATGATTGGAAGATCCATTCTGAAAAAGCAGAATATATTGTCGAGCATACTTATCATCCAGACTTCATCCGCACAGTAGACGGTAAGAAAATATATCTTGAAGCTAAAGGTCGCTTCTGGGATCATCAAGAATATAATAAGTATGTGTGGATTGCTAAAGCTTTGCCAGAAGATATAGAGCTAGTGTTCTTGTTTGCAGATCCCAATGCTCCTATGCCACAAGCAAAGCGCCGTAAGGATGGTACAAGACGTAACCATTCTGAGTGGGCTTCTTCTAAAGGTTTTAGATGGTTTTCTGAAGATAGTATTCCAGAAAGCTGGATAGATGTTTCAAAGAGGGAGATCATAGGTGATGATGAATGATCGAAAGCAGG